CAAGTGGCGGTAAGTTCGGACCCGAACACGGGGGCGGCGCGTTCCAAGGTCGTGACTTTCACGGCGGGGAACGTGTCGCAAACCCTTACGGTCCAACAAGCGGCGGGCGGCGGTGGAAATCTTTCGGATTATGTGCAGGATGGTTTAGTTCTCCATTTGGACGGAAAGACCGGCAAAACCGGAAACACGTCTTGGGAAAGTGTTGTTGGAAATGTCTTGTTCACGAACAACGGCGCGACGTTCAATGCGGACCACATATATTTCGATGGAACGGATGATTATTTGAGCAACACGTCGTTTGCTACGCCGTTGAATTCCACGGGTACGATTGAAATTTGTTTTGAGAGAGAGGGAACCGGAACGCGTGTTCTTTATATGCCAAAGACCGCCAATGCGCTTGCGTTCGGTAGTGTGGGCGGCGTTTTGAACTGGTCGAACGGAACGAATCGAACTACCTATGACACGTTGCCGATGAAAGGCGTTGCAAGCGTCAATGTTAACCGGGCAATCCAAAACGGGGAAGCAATGACCGCGCACGGGAATACATATATGAGCGGACGTTCGACCGCAACCACATACATTGGTCGGCGAAGTAATGGAAGTTATTACCTTGGAAAGATTTATTCCATCCGTATTTATAACCGCGCATTGACAGAAGCGGAAATCTTGCAGAACCACGCCGTTGATAATATCCGTTTTAATTTAGGATTAAACTTATAAGTTTATGAAAACTATTGATGCAATCGTAATCCATTGTTCGGCATCAAGGGCCGGGCAGGACCTACGCGCCGCCGACATTGACAAGATGCACAAAGAACGCGGTTTTGCAATGATTGGGTATAACTATGTCATTGACTTGGACGGAACCGTGGAAACGGGCCGACCTCTTACGCGCGACGGGGCGCATTGCAATACGGCGGGGTTGTCCGGGAAATCGTACAACAAACATTCAATCGGCATTTGTTATGTGGGCGGACTGGATAAGGACGGGAACCCGGCGGACACGCGGACGGACGCGCAAAAGACCGCAATGGCCGAACTTGTTTACAGACTGATTGAGGAATACCCGATTATTGAGGTTATCGGGCATCGTGACGCATCGCCGGACAAAAACGGGAACGGGACCATCGAAAAGAACGAATGGATTAAACAATGCCCGTGTTTTTCTGTACGTGACGAATTCCCGATGGCGGTTTGCCGGGGGTAATCCAAGAAAGGCCGTTTATTTTGGATTTGAGCGCATCAAATGTCAAAATGGGGCAACTTATCATTTTTGAAAAGAAAATGGCGTAAATCGAAAATTTGGCCAAAATAACTACATTTGCACAAACCATTTAATTCTATCCGCTTTATGAACAAAGAACAACTGCAAGCGTTGATTGACGCGAAGATTGCCGGGCAGGGCAACCAAATTGATGTGGGCGGCGCATTGGCCGACATCCTTACCGCCGTACTGGGTTCGGCATTGCCGACAGAGGTGGAAAACATTACAGAAATCCCGGGCGAAATCCTTGACCAGTTGAACGTCGGGGATAAGGTCGCAAAGATTACCGGGAAACAGAAACATTTGTACGTCGTTTCGTACAAGGGCGATGGCGTTGGAGAGGGCATTTGTCTTACCTACGTTGCCGCCGGTCTTATCGAAACCGTGTCTTATGATTACACGGCGGACGGATGGGCATACAATTCGACGGACAAATGTACCATTAACGTTGACTAACGTATGAAACGTTGGTGGGGTTATGCTATTGTGGCCGCGTGTATTCTTGCGGCCACATTGTGTTTCGTTGTGGCCCGGTCGCAGATTGCCCGGGCCAATGCGGAACGCGACAGATACAAAGGTAATACGGAAGCGTTGCTGACGGACGTTGAATTGTTCCGTGTCCGGGATTCGTTGAACGCGGCCCGGGTGCAATCGCTTGAACTGACCGTTAAGGAATTCGAACGGTTCCGGGCGGACGATTCCGAACTAATCCGGCAATTGAGGGAACGGAACCGGGACTTGGCTACGGTAAACAAGACGCAATCGCAAACCATCATTGACTTGCGGGCCGTTCCGAAAGATACCATCGTAATCGTGAAAGATTCCATCCGGGTTCCGGCGGTCGCGGTCCATTGCGGGGATTCGTGGTATGACTTTGACGGGGTATTGACGGCGGACGAATTCACGGGTACGTTGCGGAATCGGGATTCGTTATTACTGGCGGAAACGGTCAAATATAAACGGTTCCTTGGGTTCCTTTGGAAAACCCGGCGGGTGCAAGACCGGAAATTGGACGTGGTAAGCAAAAACCCGCATACGCAAATTATGGGACTGGAATATGTTGTGATTGAAAGGAAATAATTCTATCTTTGCATTGTGTTGTAATACTCATAATAGATTATGTTTGCGAAATGGCCGTGTTGTGAAATACGGCCATTTTTCATATCTTTGCCATTGGAAGTTATTTTCATAATCTTTAATTGCCATTGAAACGTCCGTGTTGTGAAATACGGATGTTTTTTCTATATTTGCGTCGAAATAGTTTTTTTCATAGGTATAGCATTAAGAGTTCGCCCGCCACGTTGTGAAATTTGGCGGGTTTTTTCGTGCGTCCCCGTAATGGCCGTTTATTTTGGATTTAAGGGACTTTCGCCCCAAAATGGACCATCGACCCATCCGCCCGGAGAAATGCCGTTAAATCGAAAAATCGCCAAAAATTACTTTTTTTGTGAAAAAATCGAAAAAATAATGAAAAAAGTTTGGAGATTAAAAATAATTGCTTACCTTTGTATCGGGTTAAGGAAACAACCCGACGGACCGGGCCGGTTCCCGGAACAAAAAACAACAGTTATGGCAACGCTCAAATACACCACCCGCGAAATCAACGGCAATTACAAAATCAAGGTTAATGGCCTTTTCGATGGCAAGAAGGTTAACACGCTTGTTGGTGTTTCCGGCCTTGTTAGGATGGTCAACGATATTGAACTTACGAACCGGCTTTTGGACCGCGCTTTTGCGTGTATGGACGATGTTTGCGTCTGCAAACTCCGCCGGGGTATCAAGATTTCTTTCTACGTCGCTTAACACTTTTCAATTATGGCACAAAGAATTTTTCGCGTTATTTCTGTCATTGGTAGAAAACGCACCGTGGTTTTCGAAACCGCGCCCGTGGAACTTAACACGATTGAGGAAAGACAAGCATTTTCCGAAGCATTACGGGCGGAAGATAAATACCGTCTTTCCTTATATAATAGTGGTTGTTCTGTGACGTGGGATGATAAATATTTCCATCCGGACACGAAGGAATACGAACGTGTTGAACGGATTAGTTTAGTAAAGTAAAACCCGGCCCGGGTCCATCCCGGGCCATAAAACAAACAGATATGAACCGCGCACGTTTTCAGTTATTGGCGACCGCCGCAATGATGATGGTTGCCGCAAGCGATAAAAAGTTGTTCGACACGGGGCCGTCCAAAGTGTACGCCAAGCCAATAACCAAATCGGACTTGCCACGATGGGACGTTAACGGCGAAATCATTTACGCCAAGGACGAAAAGACGGCCACGAAATACGCCAAGAAACGCGGTTTGTGGCGTCCCGGAACGATTGTTAAACCCATTAAATAAACAAATATGGCAAAGATTCCAAAGATTAAACCGCCACGCGAAGCGTGTAAACGTTGTTTCGAATGGGTGGATGATAAGACGTGCGACCAAAACGATTTTCCGCATTGCACACAAAGTAACGATTTTTACGTTCGCGCTTTTATGGCGGGGCGTATAGACTTTTGTCCAAGATTTAACGAGTGGTAATTATGGCAAAGCAAACTAAACGTAGCAAGATGGACGAATACAAGGCCATAATGGAAAAGTATGGCCACGGGCCGGAAGAATGGCGTGTGTTGTCCTTTGTGTTCGAAAATGAGGGAAAACCCGAACATTTCCATATCCGTCTATTAATGGCTATGCCGGGGCCGAAATACTGGTTATTTGATTGTTTCGATAAGACGGCCAATGTAGTGGTCCCCAACGATGAACAGAACGCCAAACAAATCCAAGAAATCGCGGAACTGTGTGGCGGACATAAGACAACACCAAATTTGCGATGATATGGAAACGTTGAAAAAGGAAATTCCGACAGTAATAGAACGACGGTTCGAAAGGCCCAATATTCCAGTCTTGCTTGACCCCGAATATTTATACCCAACTGGGAAAGATAAGCGAAGGGAACGCCGAAAGAAGGAACGAAAAGAAAAGTTGAATAAAAAACCGCACCCGTAACGGACAAATCCGTGGACGGGCGCGGCGGTCAAAATACCGTGTGGGGCGATACGTGGTAAAAAGACACCACAAAGATAGGGAAAAATCGGTAAAACCGACTATTCCCTATTTCTTTTTGGATTGCGTGGGTTTTTCTCTGTACCCGGATGCGTAAGCGGCGCGGCCTTGGCGTTCGGCTTGTTCTTTGGTTGGATAGACTTTGCCGGATTGGCCCCATTGGTAGCCGCCCGGCACACGTTTAACGGGCATAATGGTAAAATTTAATGGGTTATGCGCCAAAGATAGCAATTTTTTCGTACCTTTGTAGCGTTGACTACCACCAACAAAGGACATATAAGTTAAACGCAAGTTTGACGCAATCCCCGGATTCGTGTGTGGTAGCCGAACCCGGGGATTTTTTTGTTATGAGTAACGAAATTTGGAAAAACGCGCCGGGTTTTCCCGGTTATCAAGTTAGTGACGCGGGCCGTGTCCGTTCAAATGGGCGGATTTTGCGCGTGGATAACGTGAAAGGTTATGACCGGGTACGTTTGTATAGGGATAAACACGTTGTGCGAATGTTAGTACATCGGTTGGTTGCATTGGCATTTATCCCGAATCCGGACGGGTTGCCGCAAATCAACCACAAAAACGAAATCAAGACGGACAACCGGGTTGAAAATTTGGAATGGTGTACTGCAAAATATAATAATTCGTATGGAACTGGGCGCAAAAGGGCCGCGAAATCTCGTTCAAGGGCGGTTGGCCAATATACAACTAATGGGGTATTAGTTGCAACATATACACGTATTAAAGATGCTCGGGAAAAATACGGGGTGCATATTTTTTCTGTATTGGCCGGACGGCGTAAAACGGCGGGCGGTTTCATTTGGAAATACATTTAATAATTCTTTACAAAGCAAAAAATTGCCCAAAAAGAGAGATTTTTTGCAAAAAATCGCAAAAATAATCGAAAAAAGTTTTGCAATTAAGAAAAAATGATTACCTTTGTACCGGGTTTAAGATAGAACACCACGGCCCGGGCCGGTTCCCGGTAAAGAACAAAGACAATGAACATCAATAAAGAAATCAACAAGACCGCCGCAATTCTTGGAATGGTCCCCGGCTCCGAAAAAAGGTTTGATTTTGACGGACTGAAATTCAACGGACGCGAAGATTTGGCCCATTTGGGTTATGAATACATCATTGTAACGGTTGTTACTTTGAAAGAGGGCAAAAGCGGAAACACCCGTTGTCGTTTGCAGGGCCGCGTCAAATATAATACGAACAATAACGAAATTTGGCGCGAAATTGTTCCGTGGGAAATGAACGCCGCCGATTTCCTTTCAATCCTTGAAACTATTTCCAAATAAATAACCCCGGCCCGGGGAAACCCGGGCCACAAAAACAAATCATTATGGCATACGCAGTAAAAACCAATTACGCGATGAAAGCGAAGGTTCAAACGATTATGGGCGATAAGGTTATTAACCATCGTGGTTTCGTTGATGCGGAAATGTGGTTGCCCGGATATATTGATTTTCTTATGAAAGTTTACAAGTTCGACGATTACACCTTGGACCGGAACGGGAACGTTTACACATTACACGCTTGGCGTAGGGCCGGAAAGCCGGGAACCCGTGGCAAGGCGATGGACGTTAAGAAGATTATAACGGTTGTTGAATAGTTGAATCCGGGGCCGGGAAACCGGCCCAATCTAACCACCAAAGCAATGAAAAAGAACAGACTTTATTACTGGAACCCGGTTAAAAGGTATTACGGACACATCGAATCCGGAACGGCCCTTGGGCGGCCCGCTTTTTACGCCGTATATGAAGGAATGAAGAAATGGCACGAAACATTGGACGGTGCAATTGATGAACTGACGCGGGCCGGGTACAAACAGAACGGAATCATTGACGGGGATTGTCGAAGATATTCGTTGCCGTTGGATGAACTGCAAGAGATTTACAAAGGGTTAGAGGAATTTGTGGCGGACTGTACGGAACAAGAATACCGGGAGAACAAAGAACACATCATTGCGATTTACACCCTTTTGCACAAACACATCAACGCGGAAACACACAAATAACAGAAACCGGGAAATTCCCGGTTTTTTATTATCTTTGCATCGTTCAAGTGTTTAAGTTTTTAGTTTGCTTTCCGTCCCAGTTGTGAAATTGGGGCGGTTTGTTTATATTTGCAATGCATTAGGTTTTAGAATAGAGGACGGGAACGGCCAACGTTGTGAAACGTGGGCCGTTTTCTTGTTATGCCATCTTTGGCCGATTCCGGGCCGTTTGGCGGACTTTCCCGTTAAACTGGCATAGTTTATCATCCGGACGGAGAAACGTCCCCAAATCGAAAATCCGGGAAAAATAAGGGTTCCGGAAACCCGGGAAAAGGAAATTTGCACGAAAAGATAAAAAATTATGAAAAAAAGTTTGGTAATTAGAAAATAATACCTATCTTTGTACCGGGTTAAGGAACTGACCCAACCGACCCGGCGGGTTCCGGGGAATTAAAATTTTTAAGATTATGTCTTTCCATACCGTTGTAAGCACGAAGAAAAACGCCGTTGGGCTTGTTAAGTTTTTCCGCGCACATTGCTTGTTGGCGAAATTCGAAGAAATCCCGGTACAATACCGGATTGCGACCGACCGCCGTTATATGGTTTTCGTTCTTAATCCCGGACAAGCCGACCCGGCCTTTGCCGAAAGATGCGAAAAGATTATTGCCAAGTACAACCAATAATAACCCGGCCCCGGGCAACCGGGGCCACAATACCAAAGACAATGAAAGCGCATTATTATCAAATGGAATTCGTTTATAACGATGGCCGTCCGAATTTCAAGGGCGCGAAATTCAAAAGTAAATACGCCTGCGAATCCGCTTGCGATAAGATGAACAATGTTCATAATTTCAAATCGGGTAAATGGGTTTGCGTCGAACATTAAGATTATTCATTATGACGTTCAAGATAGACAAGAATTTAGAACGGGTTGCGTTCGCCAAGGGCGCGGAACCGTCCATCGTGGCGGTCGAACTTTGCGAACGTGTTGTTAAATCCGGGATTATTGAGGACCCGGCGGAACATTGGGGCGAAACTGTTTTTACGGCAACTGGTCCGCGCTATGTTTCCGATGTGTGCAAGGTGTTGGCGGGTTATCTGTATGGGGATGAAGAACATCCGGTTCCGTCGGAAACCTTTTGGGCGTTCGCGGCCCTTATCATTGTTGGGGATGGGGATTGTCCCTTTTGCGGTGGAGAATTAAAGTTTTTGGAAACAGAGGGCCACGAACTGAAAGACGGGGATTATTTTACGCCGAATTCTTATGTGATTGACCGGTACGTGTACCGATGCAAATATTGTGGAGAAACCATTAAAACGATTGATGAATTATGATTAGGATTGAACAAGCGATTGCCCGCGCAAAAGAAAAGGGTAACAAGGTATTGAAAAAGGACATTGCGGCCCGTCTGTGGCCCGATTCCACAGAGGTCGGCCAAATGGTCAATATGACCCGTTTGTGTGCCGGAAAAACCCGTATCGTTCACGATTGGGTTAGAATTATCTGTGAAATGACCGGATGCACGGCGGACTTTCTTTTTGGACTTTCTAACGATTAACGAATTATGAAAAAGGTAAATTTGTTTTGGGCAATCATTTGGACCGTTATGGCCGTGTTGTCCGTGGTTGCAATCTTTTGGAACCCGTCGCATTTCTTGACCTTGGGCATTTCGGCGGTTATGGCCGTGGCCTTTTGGAGTGATTACAAGAAATCCAAGGATGTCTAACTGTTAAAAGGCGATACGATGAAAGACAACGAACAGAACCCGGCGATGGAAATTGCGCCCGGAATGACGGCGGAAGAAATTCGCGCCATCTATTTCAATGCGGATGCGTTGAAGGAACCGCCGTATAAGGTCTATCAACTGAATTCGGACGGACACCGTTATTATTACCGGTTCAACGAGAACGGGGAACCCGAATTTTTCCCGTCCGTGACAACTCTCTTAAAACAAGTGATGCCCACGCCGCCCGCGCTTATTGACTGGATGATTGCGAACGGAAAAGATGGGTCCACGGAAAAACGGGACCTTGCGGCGGCATACGGAACGTTTATGCACATCCAGTTTGAAACGCTTATCATCAACAGAAAGTACGATTTCGATGCGGTCCCGTCCATCCTCTTGGACTATATGGAACGGGAAAATCTGCCCGAAAAGGTATTCACGGAATGGTTGCCCAAAATCCGGAAAGATGTCTTGGCGTTCGCCCAGTTTGTCAAGGACTACAACGTGAAACCGTTGGCCGTGGAAATCGGGTTGGTCCATCCTAAACATAAATACGCCGGATGTCTTGACTTGCCGTGCGAAATGACGGACCCGAAAACCGCCAAGACGTTCCGGGCCATTGTGGATTTCAAAAGCGGACGCAAGGGATTTTTCGAAGAACACGAAATCCAGTTACACCTTTACCGGATTATGTGGAACGAGAACTATCCGAAAACCCCGGTCGAACGCGTGTTCAACTTTGCGCCGAAAGACTGGCGGAAGGCCCCGACGTACAATTTGAAGGACCAAACGGATTCCGTGAACGCCAAGAAAATCCCGTATCTGTTGGGACTGGCCACGATTGAGGACGAAAAGCGCGACAATACCCTTACGATTATTCGGGGAAAACTGGACCTTGACAACGGAAAGATTGCCGACAACATCCTTACGCTTTCGTTGGCCGAACTTATCAAGACAAAGACGGAATCCAAGGATGCGCCGGAAAAGGCGGCGAAAGGCCCCGAATCCGTGGAGAACACAGATGCGCCCGTGGAAGGGCCAAAAAAGGCCGTAAAACGAACGAAAGCATCCGGAAAGGGTAACACCCCGGCGGAACCGGAAAAGGCCGTAGAATCGAAAAACGAGGAAAAACAACTTTCGTTAGACCATTGCCAACCGTATGTTGAAGAAAAATTGCCGTGGGAGAATGAGCCGGAACCGGCCAAACCCGTCGGACCAACCACGGAACAGACGGCCACGGATAATTTGTTAAACGCTGAAATCGAACTGTAATTATGACTGTTAAGGACTTAACCATTGGTTCGCCGGTTTATCGGGTCCAATTGGATTCAATTGATGTGGGCCGTGTCCGTTTGATTGAACAATTCGAAGATGGTACGCGTTCCATTGAACTTAACGTACCGTGGAAACCGCGTTGTAATGCGAAAGAGGATGCAACCGAAATTCGCAACATAAATTCATCGGAAAACGTTTGGTATTTGAACGTTGAAGATGCGGAATTGGCCCAACTTATGCGCCGGTCGGAATACGTTAACAGACTGAAAAAGGATATGGAAATTGCACATAACAAGTTTGCGGAAGCAATACAGAAATACGCATTTTCTGAACCATCAACACCAAACGAATTGTAATTATGGGTGGCCGTATTGTTAGACCCGAACAAGGCGGGAAAATCCTTGAATTGCCCGAAATCGGGCGGTTGCACATTGGCAAGAAACAGATGGGGCAGAACGGAAAGGAATACCCCGTATCTGTGGACTATTTCATACCATCCGGGAAATACGCCGGGATGTTTACGCAAGCGTTGGGCGATAAGCCGCAGACAATCCAAGTGATATTTCCGGACGATTCCCCGGAAAAGGTATGTAACGAACGGTACGAATACCGTGACGATAAGGGCGCGTTAGTTGCCCGTGGGGACGGCCATACGTTCGAAATTTGGGACGGCAAGAGATATGCGCCGTATTCCGTGGACGTGTACCCGGACATTATGGCGCAGATTGAGAAAAACAACCCGACCCGGCGCGGGGCGGACAACTGGGATATTGTGCTAACATTGCGGTTTATCATCCCGTCCGTCCGTGGCATTGTCGGCGTGTGGCAATTCTCCACAAAGGGCCGTGCATCGTCAATCAAGAACATACGGGAATCGTTCGACGGCGTGAAGATGATGCGCGGAACCGTGACGCAAACCGTGTTCGATTTGTCGGTACAGTTTGCCAAGAGCAACAAACCCGGCGTATCGTCACGTTATCCGGTCGTTTCGCTGATTGCGAACGATACGCGCATTGAGGAAATCCGCAAGGCCATCGCCCCGACACAAAATTTGTCTTTGCTATTGCCGGAAAAGAAAAATTAACTATCTTTGCATCAACAACGTTTGTAGCGGAACGTTATACGGGAAATGTAATGCCCGGGTGCAAGTAAATTGGATTCCGCTACATCCTTTTGAACGCCCCGGGCATTTTTTTAGATATGGACTTACAACGTAAAATTGACTTTGCAATTAAGTTGTTGCAATCCATCCCGCAAGATGGACCAATTGAATTATCGTATTCGGGCGGTAAGGATTCCGACGTTATATTGGAACTGGCCAAAATGTCGGGTATTCCATTCGAAGCGATTTATAAGAATACAACGATTGACCCGCCGGGGACGATTAAACATTGTAAGGAAAAGGGCGTTACCATCCTAAAACCAAAAATTTCATTCTTGAAATTAGTTGAACAGAGGGGCCAACCGTCACGATTTGCCCGATTCTGTTGTGAACAGTTGAAAGAATACAAAGTATATGACCGGGCAATTCAAGGAATAAGACGTTGCGAATCAACAAAGCGGGCAAAACTCTATAAGGAACCCGAAATGTGCCGCGTATATTCAGCAAAAGAAAAGGTTCGCGTATATCTTCCAATTCTTGAATGGACGGATGATGATGTGGCGCAATTCATTGAACAACGCGGAATACGTTGTGCGCCAATATATTACGATGGGGGGGGCAATTCCACGTTGAACGGCGTTTGGGTTGTTTGGGTTGCCCGCTAAAAAGTGACAAAGGGAAAGCGGATTTTAAGAAATACCCTAATTTGCTTAAAGCAATGATGAAAGCAAAAAGTGTATTTTATGAAACGCATCCGAACGCCGGACAATTGTTCGATAGGAATATATATAATCAAACGTTTTTCCATTTCTTTTGCGAAACGAAAGAAGAATATTTGAACAAGATAACTGGCGGGTTATTTCCCGAATTGGCGTTAGATACGAAGAAATATTTGGAAGAATATTTTGGCATTGAACTATGACCTACAATTTGAACATTGACCAAGAATTTGCCATTGACAACGAATTGACATTGGTTCAAGTTTCGACGTTGGCCGCGTTTATGACGTTGCCGATATGGGCCAAGACTGTTGCGATTGACGGATTCGTATGGTATCAGTATTCGGACGAAAAGATGGCCGAAGATTTCCCGCTTTTGTTCGGTGTTGCCAAGAGGTGTTACAAGAATATTTCCGAACTTGCGGATGCCGGGTTTGTTGAACTTACAAAGTTGGGCCGGACGAAATATGTACGGTTCACGGAACGTTGTGCATACTGGAATAAGCAAAAAGACCAAATTCGGACCAGTGGTCCGAAAACGGACGAAATGCAGTCCGAAAACGGACCCGCAAACAGTCCGAAAACGGACCCGCATAATATAGTAAACTATAACATTAAGAATCCTAACATTATTGATAAAAACGCCGATGGCGGTTTGTTTCCTTCCGATTCCCAGTTTGAAACAATTACGGTAACGCGTCCCCGCCGGACATCCGAACAGTTGTGTCTATTCGAAAATTCCCGGTTCGCTGATTTCAATGCGTTTTCCGCCGAATTCACGGCCCCGGAGTTTGCGGACGTTGATATTGTCTATTATTTCCACGCGGTCGCGGACTGGTCGGCACAGAAGGGAAAGAAGATGAAAGATTGGATAGCAACGGCCCGTAATTTCATCCGTGGGGACATTGAGAAAGGAAAGTTGCACCGGAAGGACGGGAACGGGGTTGGTCTGTCGGCGGATGCGGTTGCGTACTTAAAAGATTTGGGCGATGGAATCTAATGGAACGATGGCCGTTGCGACGGTCGGAAAATCCCCGGTTGCGATTCGCCGGGAAATGGTCAAGGATTCGGCGGTAATGGCCGCATTGAATCCAGTTGAACGGGCGGTGTTCCTTGCATCCACGGCAAAGGTGTTTTCGGAATACGATGCCAAAGAACTTGCGTCGGAACTGGCCGTTTCGTTGAAATGGATTTGCAAGGATGTTGGATTTCGGCCCACGGACGAACAAGAACGGCAATACATCGTCATTCGAACGACTGAATTACTGAAAAAGTATTATCCCACGCTTACGTTGAAGGATTTCAAGATGGCGTTCGAAATGAGCATAACGGGCCAGTTGGACGAATATTTGCCACGGACCCGGGACGGAAAGGCGGACCGGAACCATTACCAACAATTCAATGCCGAATACGTTTGCAAAATCCTTGATGCGTACAAGGCCCGGCGGGGTGCGGTCCTCAAAAAAGCGTTCGAATCCGTGGAGCAACCGGAACCGGAAATTGGGGACGGAATGAAAGAGGAATACAGAAAGGCGGCAATTGCTGAACTGTATGAACACTTTGACCGATTCAAGGATTGTGGATTACTGATTACGTCGGCAATGACTGATATTGTGTTTTACAACATCCTTACGGAATACGGATTGGCGGAACCGGTCGTTGTTGGTCCGGACGAACAGAAACAGATATGGCAAAGAACGGTCAATGATTATGCCCGGCGCGGTTATGTCGGGGATGTAAACCGGCTTAAAAAGAACGGACTGGCCGACCCGGAACTGGAACACGGTGCGTTCGTACTGGCCCGCCATAAGACAATAAAGAAGGTGTTCAACGATATTATTTCGAAGGGTAAAACGATTAAAGACTTTATCAAATGATGGAACAGAAGATTAAGATAAATTGCGTTATCGGCATTGACCCGGGCGCGGGCGGCGGAATCGCCGTGTTCGTCCCAGGCCACAACACAAAGGCGTTGAAGATGCCGAAAGACATAACGGAATTACGGGATTTCTTCGCTTATTACGCGGAGAACTACAAACCAATCGTGTTTCTTGAAAAACTGTCTGTTCGTCCGGACGATGTGATGGTACAAGGGGATAAGGCGGCAATGGGCAAGATGTACCGGGTCCAAAAGATGATGGCAAATTTCGAACACTTGAAAGCGTTAATCGAAACCGCCGGAATCCCTTATGTGCTGACGCATCCAATGACGTGGCAAACGGACTTGAAATTGCGGGTGCGTGGCGAACACGAAGAAAAGGCCGAACGCAAGCGCAGATACAAGGAAGCCGCCGCCAAGTTGTACCCGGGTGTTTCCGTGTCCTTGTGGAATTCGGACGCATTACTGATAATGCACCACGGGCGTTGGGCGGTTATCAACAAACAGAAATGGGTCCGGGCGAATCTGCCGGAAAGGGAATACCAAAAATTGTTTTGATATGAATTATTGTTCGGGTATTGTAAACGGGGAATATTGCCCATTAAATGATATATGTTACAGATGTTGCGAATGTGAAAAATCAAGGAATCTTGCCCGATATGGAAAAAGGATTGATTCATTTGCAAAATACGATAAAAAGACAAAAACTTGTCAATTCTATATGAACCGGGCGCAATGGGGAACCATAAAATTGTTAAAAAAATGAGAACAAGCGAATACGAAAAATTGTATGGTTTGAGGAATTACGAAACCGGGAAATTGATATTGTATTATTGGGCATCATCCCAAAAACACAAAGCATTATTTTCCACGATGGAAAAAGCATTTGAAGCGGCGGACTGGATTGATGCGATTGTGGAAATCGTAGAATTCAAATAATATGCGCCACAGATTCACAAAAAAGGATGTCGAAACGCTTGATTTCATCCAACACCAAATGATGATTATTGAAAATTGCGATTCGTTTGGAATGGCAGATTTGGAGAAAAAAAGCGAAATGTGTGATAGGGCGCGTGACCTATTGCACGAATTCAGCGAAATAATAACCCATTCAATGCCGAAATAGTATGCCGACAAAGATTTTCACAACCATTGCGGGGCCTTGCCCGTTTGGTTATCATAACAAGATAGACGATAATTTGTGCCGTCTGTGTCCCTATTATTTCCGTACTGGAACCGGCACGTTCTTTTGGTGCAACCATCCGCCCAAGGAAAACCCGCAAGGAACCCCAAACCCGCCACGGAAAATCCGGAGCCGGGGACCCAACAGAAGCGCAAACGGGGCCGCCCGCCGGGAAAGGCCACAAAACGGCCCGTAGAGCGAACGAAAAAGAAAAGATGATAAATTCCACATTTTAGGCAAGAAACGGCCTTAAATCGAAAATCCGCCAAAAATAACTGATTATGTCACGGAAAAGGAATGTCGCAAACTTGAAATTGGAAGATTTCAAAGGGGACCCATACGCCGCACGAAATGTCGGTTTTCATCATCATAACGTCTTTTCGCGTGGTTGGGAATATACGGCCCCGGCAACAAAGATTGCAAAGGCCCAATCGGAAAAATACAGAAACAAAAAGAAATGACCGTTTGCGCATACATCGCCCGGGACATCAACGGCGTTTGCCGGGTGTATGTCAAGAGGGCCAAGTACAAACATTGGTTCGAACTGGGGAAACACCGGCCAACGGATAGGGCATTTGAACAAGCGTTGGCGGGCGGTTCGGTGCAATGGGAACCCAAAATTTCGGACCGGACGAAACTTTTTTGATGAAAAAACGCAAAATTTATCAAAAAAAGTTTGGAAATATAAAAATTATCCTTAACTTTGTATCGGGTTAAGGAAATAACCCAACCGCCCGGGCGGGTTCCCGGTAAAGAGTTAAGACAATGAGAACAGAAATTTTGAAACAGATGATGAATACCAAGATTGGCGCGATTGCGGGAACGATGGTTGACGTGACTGTTTTGGCCGGGCGCAAGATTGGTGGAATTTATCTTACCGTTGAAATTGAGGGTAACAATACCGACGCAATTTCCAAGATTAAAAATTTCTTCGGGTCGAAATTCGACGGTTCCGAATATGACGAAGAATTGAACTATACGTATTGCGGAATCGAACTTGAATAACAGACATTGCGCCGTGGTGTAATGGTTAACACTTTGGGTTTTGGTCCCAACATTCCCCGTTCGAATCGGGGCGGCGTAACAAGACGAATAATTTCGTCATATAGACAACCGGGCGGGAACGGTGCGAATCGTGTAACGCCCACCAACACCCCATTGGCGAAAAGGTAGCCGCGCGGCACTCAAAATGCCGTCCCGTAACGGGGTCCCGGTTCGAATCCGGGATGGGGTACGAAAACGGACCGGGCCGATTCCCGGGAACTTAAAAACATTGTTTTATGGATACTGAAAGATTCCAAAAGTATTACCAATCCGGCCCGCATTTCCGGATTGAGAACCCGAACCCGTGTTGGGCAGAAAAGCGCGGTTTCAAATGGGACCGTGGCGATTGCGCCATACGTGCATTGGCCAATGCCATTTCTTGTGCGTGGGTGGATTCGTTCGATTACTTGACCGCCAAGGCCCGCCGGGATTTCAACGTTCCCAATGATAAATGCGGATTCCGGAAATGGCTTATTGAGGGTGGCGCGGTATGGACCCATTGCCCGGCCAAGACTGGGAAAAAGAGAATGACGGCCAAACAGTTTGCGGAAACCCACCCGAAAGGCCGGTACGTCATTACCATTGCATCCCACGAAACCGCGTGTGTTGACGGCGTGATTTTGGACGCGTGGAATTGTGGCGAAAAGTGTGTTGTGGGGTATTTCGATATGTCGAATTTCAAGTTGTAAACAATTAACCCGGGGCCGGGCAACCGGCCCCATAAAACAAAGGCGATACGTTATGTATATCAAGAAATTGGAACTGTTGAATTTCCAAGTGATTGAGAAATTCGAAGCCGAATTCAACGGTACGGTTTATTTCGTTACCGGGGACAACGAATTAGGCAAATCCACGTTGTTAAAGGCAATCGGCGCATTGCTGACCGGCCAACGTGACGATGTATTACGCAATGGCGCATCAAAGGGTTTCGCCAAAATGGTTGTCGGGGACGATGGCGAAGAATACGATGTGCAACTGTCCTTTACGGAGAACAACCCGCGCGGGACGCTGACCATCAAACAGAAAACGACCGGGATGGCCACGAATAACGTTTCAATGTTGCAACGAATCTTTGGCTATCAAGATTTCGACGCGGTGGAATTCTCCCGTTGGTCGGAAACGGCAGAGGGACGGCGCAAACAGATTGCCGTTGTAAAGGCCCTTTTGCCCGAACCGGTCCGCAACCGGATTACGGAGATTGACGAAAACGTGGCCGCGCTGAAATCGGAACGGACCGGTGTTAACCGGGATGTCAAGACGTTCGCCACCCTTTTCGAATCCATCCAAAACCAGTTGGCCCCGGGCGATGTCGAAAAATATGCCGCGCCCGTGGATGTTACCGAACTTATGGAACGGCAACAGAACAACGCCAAGTTAATCGAAAAGGCCAAGACCGTCCGGGCGGCATTGGAACAGAGGAAACAACAGTTGGCCGAAATTCCTGCCCGTCTTGAAGCGGAAAAGGCCAAGGCGGACGAAACCCGGGCCGTCTATGCGCAACGCGTGGAATCCGCCCGTATTCTGTACGAAAAGGCCGTTGCCGAACAGAAGGAAGCGGAAGAAAAGATTCTTGCCACGTACACGGCCAACATTAACACCATCAAGGCGGAAAAGGAAGATTTCGAAAGCCGGAAGGCCAACGCGGAAAAATGGTTGGAAACCTACGAATCCAACAACCCGGAGAAATCCAACGTTGCCGAACTGTTGGAGAATGCGGACGCGCATAACAAGCGGTTTAACCTCGTTTGCCAGTACAAGGAAAAGAAATTCCAGTACGAAGCGGTAAAGGCCAAGGCCGAACAGATGGACGCGGACATTGACAAGTTGGCCAAGGAACGGGCAACGCTGATTGCGGATGCCGATTTGCCGATTGCCGGATTGACCTTTACGGATGAAGGTTTGGAATTGAACGGCGTTCCGTTCGTCCCCGGCAAGGTTTCCGATTCGCAGACGATGGAAATTGCGGCCAAACTAGTCATTGCGTCCAACCCGACCGTCAAAGTGTTCCGGATTGCCCGGGGCGAATCTCTTGGAGAAAAGAGGTTACAAACCATCGTTGACATCGCCCGCCGTAACGGGTTCCAAGGATTCATCGAACAAGTACAACGTGGCCAAACTGAAATGTTGGTCGAAGAATACACCGAGAAATGAAAACATTGATTTCCATAGCCATTTTCGTAATCGTATGCGTCGCGGCATATTGGCAAGGTTACGCCGACGGAATCCGTGACACGAAAAAAGCGATTGACAAAGCGATTGAGCAAAAGAAACAAGAACAATCCAATGAAACCGGAAACACAAAAAAAGATTAACGCTTGCAAAGCATTGAACGGAATGTCCGTGGCGGACCTAATCGCAACCGACAGATTCCGGAATAACCTTGGGGCGTATATGATTGCGCAAAGAGAGGACCGCAAACAAATCCGCGCATCCTACGAAGCGATGCGCAAGATGGGCGGGGCCAAAGGGTATAAGTTGCCCGCGCATACGATTGACCGGGTTATGGATTTGTCCGTGGAAGAATTCACAAACGCTTTCGCGTCCATCATCAACGGGGTTTCCAAACGTACTGCATCCGAACGGGAGTACATTGCACAATTGGGTTTCCAAGCGTACAACTTGACCGTTATCCAGTATGTCATTGAAGAATTCCCGGAACTGGAAAAAGAACTGATTCCAAAGACAAACGAAAACTAATAAATTATGAACACTAAAACACAAGAGTACAAAAGGAATTCTTATATCCGCAACATCATCGAAGCGTTGAAGAACGGGCGGTTGTTGTCGGTTTATAATAGCCGGGAATTCCGCGTTTCGGAAATGCATACGTGTTTCTGTATCATCCGCCAAAAAATCCGTGACGGCAAGATTACCGGGTACGTGATGAAAGACGAATGGCGCGTTACCCCGGATGGGATTCGATACAAAGTTTATTGGTTCGAAGATGGCGAAAATTAGCGAATCCGGAATCATTGGAACCGACGGGAAATTGCGGATGCCAATGGATAGATTGAACGCTTTCTTTGCCGCCAACAAAGGGCATCGCGTGGTCATTCAATTCGAAGCCGCCGAACCCGGCACGTCGGAAGCGCAATTGGCGTATTACTACAATTACATCGTCCCGGCCATTCAAACGGCATTGTTGGAAGTTGGCGAACGAAAGACAGAACGCCAAACCGACATTTGGCTACGCGAACAATGTGTTCATTGCACGTCCGGATGGGGCGATTTGATGGAAGCGCGGGAAATGAACCAAAGCGATTTTTCCCTATTCTTGGAATGGCTCAAACAGTTTGCCGCCGAAAACCTATTTGTTTACATTGAGGACCCAAAAACGATTTGATATGCGAAAGATTAACGAAAACGAATTCAAGGAATTCAAGATTATTGGAAGTGGATGGTCTTTTACCGTTCATAAACTGGCCGACGCATTGCGTGAATGGAAACAAATGCGATTCGGAACTTTCCAAGGAATCAAAACCAATGGCGATGCCGTGATTCTTGACACCAAATAACTATGGCTATGGAACTGAAAGACGTTTTATTTTTCGATACGGAAACAACCGGTGTGCCGGACAGAAAAGCGAAGTGGAACGAAGATTTCAACGATTATCCACACGTCGTACAACTTGCGTGGAAATTCGGGGAAAAGGCGGAATCCCACATCATCCGCCCGGAAGGGTGGGAAATCCCGGCGGAAACGGTAGAGGTCCACGGCATTACCACGGAATATGCGATGGAACACGGGGAATCGTTCGTGTTTGTCATTGACAGATTCCTTGCGTTCGCTGAAAAGGCCGGTTTGTTGTGTGGCCACAACATCCATTTCGACACGTCCATTATCAAAGCGAACATCTTGCGTGAACTGGGATGGGAGTATTACGATGCCAACAATGTCGAATCGGCCTTGTATAAGGGCAAACGGATTGACACGATGCGTCCAACGATTAAATGGGTGGACGCAAGGATGGCGAACGGGCGCGTGAAGTTCCCGAATCTGTCCGAACTGTATGCCCGTTGTTTCCCGGGCGAATCGTTCCCGGCCCACGATGCTTTGGAAGATGTGAACGCGGTTGCGCGTTGTCTGCCGGTCCTCTTGGAAAACGGGTTGGTCGAACTGAAATTGAAGGAATACCCGGAAGAACAGAAGGAACCGGCCAAGGAACCGGAAAAAAGTACGCCCGTTTCTTGTTCGCGTTTCGAAAACGCCGTAAACTGCCCAAATTTCACTCCAATTTCTGAAAATGATAAATTACCCATCCAACAAGAGAAATGCCCGCAAATCGAAAATTCGGCAGAAATAAGCGCGGTTAACGAACTGTTGGAGCAAAACGAATTCTAACATTATGGCAAAGACATTGACATTCCATAATACGCCGTCTTTCTATCTTGCGTATATGGATAACTGGCTAACACACCAACGCAACGCCAAGGCGAAACCGGCGGAAATCGCCATCGTAGAGGACTTGAAACAACTGGTGGAACTTGGCGTTCAGCAACTGACACCCGTACCGGCGGAACCGGCAAAACAATAAAACCAAAGCGATATGGAAAAGACATTCGAACTTAAAATGTTCAAAATCGGGATGTTTGGCGCGGATTGCAAGTACAAACTTTCCGAAACCGACGAAGATGGCACGGTAACAGAAAACGAATTCCACGTAAAGGTTTCCCGGCCCATCCATCCGGATTTGACCGGCCTTTTCGAAAAGGACTTGCGCGACATCTTGGCCAACATCATCGGAACGACCGACGATATTAGCGCAATCGAACTGGGGAATTCCACGATTACCCCGACCGGCATTGCGTTCGCCGGGAAGAACGAGAACATCGGGATTTCCATTTTCGGAGAACGCCAAACAAAATTCGGACGCGTGGTGTTCAAGACCCCGCGCATCAAGTACAAGACAAGCGAAAGCGAAGTTGCGGCCAAGTTGACCGTCTTTGCGGACAAAATCGTGGACGAAGCACACGAATATTTGTTTGAGAACAAGACGGCGGAAATGTCCGTGTTCGGCGAATAATGGAACCGATTTGGATAGATACCCGCGAACAGTATGACTATTGCAAGACGCGCGGATTCGAACCGTTGATTGACGGACGTTTCCGTATGGAAATACGTTTGCGGGTTTCCATCCAACGGGAGTTGTTCGGGGACGGACACACCCCGGCGGAAAACGAAAGGTTTTATCGTTGGTGTTGGGACCACCTACCCCATATATGCGCGGAAACGATGCGCCCGTTGCGCCAGTATTCGGCAACGTATGTTTCGCACATCTTGACCCGGGGGGCGCATCCGGAAATGGCGCACGACCCAAGGAACGTTAACATCCTATGTTTTGAAATGCATAACAAGTGGGAGAACGGGAAACGGGAAACGATGCGGATATACCGGGGAAACCAGTTAATAATCGAACAGTTGAAAAAGGAATACAAAAATTATGAATAAAGTTTTTTTGAAAGGAAATTGCGGTCAAGACCCCAAAATAACCACGTTCCAAGACGGCGGAAAGGTCGCGCAATTCACGATGGCAACCACGGAAAGAGGTTACAAGACCCAAGACGGGCGGGAAATCCCGGACGTGACAGATTGGCACAACATCGTTGTAAAGCGGACCGGCCTTGCCGGGGTCTGTGAACAATTCGTGAAAAAGGGAACCCCGCTTTTGATTGTGGGGAAAATCCAAACGCGCAGTTATCAAGACAATGCCGGACAGACGCGATACGTTACGGAAATCGTTGTGGAAGAACTGGAACTTTTGGGCGGCAAGAAACCCGAAACGGCCCCGGCCCCGCAACCCGAATACACGCCCGCGCAATCGTCGCAGATTTTCCCGGGGAAAACCGACGATGAAGATTTGCCCGCTTGCTAAAACGTAAACGCTATGCAAATCGAAAGAAATGACTACAACCCGGAGCAACACGACGTTTACAAGGCCCTATCGGTTAAACAACCGTATGCGGATTTGTTGACGCGCGTTGTTGCCCGGGATGAATCCGGGAACTATATTGCCGAAAAAACCATTGAGGTACGGACCCGGAACACGAACTATCGGGGCGATATACTGATATGTTCAAGCGCGAAACCATTTTCAATCGTTCATTCTTCCGGTGTTACTTGCGGTTTCGTCGAACTGTATGACGTGAAACCCGTTGAAGAATTCACGGAACAAGATTGGAAGGAAACTTGCATACCGGCAGAAGCACGTCCAAAGACCGGATTCGGATGGATGATGCGGAACCCGCGCCGGGTCGTGGAAATGCCAATCAAAGGACAATTGGGTGTTTATAACCTTATCGTTCCAAAAGGCGATATTACCATTTATCCGCAAGAAATGGCAATGGGCGCGGACGGTTGGCAGAACGTACAAAAGAGAATCAAAAAAAGTGAATGATGGAAAATTGGTGGAAAAGCAAATTAACGCCGTTCGATAGCGAACTTTGCGTTATGGTCGAATCGCTGACCGGGAAACCGTGCGAACCCCGGAACGGGGGCGATGAACAGTATTTCATCGTTGCGGACTATTCGGATAATCCGGACCCGGATTTCGTTAACGCATTGATGGATGCCGTGGCGGGACGTGTCGGTAACAGACTGGATAAGATTACGGACAATCCGGACGATAAATATTTTGTCGCTTATGTCTTTTTTTCCGTTGACAAATACCCGAACGTTCTGCATCTTGACCGGGACGCAAAGCCGCGTATTGCGGTCGGGGACTTGTATTGCAGACAATTGGAAACGATTCGGGCCGTCCAAGTGAAACGGGACAACATCGGCCAGTTGTTGCAATTCGTAGGAAACGGGGAAATGGAAATCGAAAAAAAACCCGGCGGAAAGGCGGTATTCCATTTCCGGAACGCTTGCGGTTCCGTATATGCCCACGCCCCGGAATTCTCTTACATCGTCCATAAGAAGGACGGATTATTTAACGTTGTTGATAAAGAAACATTTGAAAAGGAATTCGAACCGAAATGAAGGTAGAACTGGATAATGCGATTTTGGAAACCGCCGTCAATGAATTCGGGGTTGTGTCGCAACTGAATATGGCCGTCGAAGAATGTGCCGAACTGATTGATGCGATAATGAAGCACAGACGCGGACGTATCGGAATCAATGAGGTTATAACGGAAATTGCCGACGTTCAAATTATGTGCGCCCAATTGGAAATCATTTTCGGCGGAACCAGTAAAATCGTTGAAATGGAACGCGCCCGGAAAATGGACCGGTTGCGCAATAGGTTAGAATCATTAAAGAAACCGAAATGAAAGCAATCTTAACTATCATCATTTGCGCCGTGGTGGGGTTGTTCTGTGGGTTCCTTGGCGGTGTTATCTGTCTTGTTCTCTATACGATGCATAGGGAAAAGAAAATTCAAGAGTAAATCAAGAAAGTTATGGCAAGACCAAAAACGTGCGACACCTGCAAATTCTTCCTTGCGGAACACTATATGGACGGACCCGGTATGTGTGAAAAATCCCGGAACATCGTATGGCCCACGGATAAATGCGCAAAGTACGTACTGTGTGACAAAAGAGGTTATGACCGGACGAATTAACGCCCGGTTATACCATATATCGAATTTTTCATTATCTTTGCAAAAACCAACAAATTATGGCTAACACAACCGAACCAAAGAGAAAGGGACGCAAACCACAATGGACCGAAACCAAAGTGGATATTATGTGCAAGGCCATCGCAGACGGCAAGAGTTACAAGGACGCTTTCACGATGGCCCGTGTGTCAAAGGCGGCGTTCTATAACCATCTTGCGAATGATAAAGACTTTCAAGACCGGGTTAAAATTGCCGAATCCCAATATCAAGACTGGTACGATTCGCAACTGGTCGTAAGTTGCAAACGTTCGTTGTTGGAACTGGTGTGTGGGTACGAATGGGACGAAACTACAACGGAATCCGCATTGGATAAGAATGGCAAAATGGTTGTCACGAAAACCAAGGTGGTTCATAAGAAAGCCGCCCCGAATCCGACCGCGATAATCTTTGCATTGTGCAACCGCGCCCCGGATGAATATTCGAACAAACACATCCAAGAACTTACCGGCAAGATTGAAACAGAATCAAAGCCGGGAATAACCTTGTCAAACGTCCCGGATTCTCTTTTGGCACAAGTTATTGATGCCATCAACGGAAAATAATGGCCGGAAAAACCGAACCGAATAGCAATTCTTCTTTCCGCTCAAATCGCAAGGCCCGCCGGGGACGAATCCGGCCCGTTACCCGGTTGGCCTTTTTTTGCAAACAAACGCAAACAAACGCAAACAGAATCGGCCCTAATTGAATAAGTATGAAAACAAGAATTATTCGTCGCTATCATCCATATTGCGGGAACTGGTGGGAAATACGTGTTAAGATTCTGTTCTTTTGGATTAAATGCCCGCTTGTGTTTTTTAGTGAAGAACGGGCGATTTGTGCGCGGTTTTATGAATTGCGGAAATTGTTTGAATCCCCGACTAAAACAATAGAGAACACATTTAATACAAGCGGCGTTAAATAATTGAGATTATGGAAAATGAAATATATTGTGATGCGGACCCGATGAACCCGTTATGTTGTTTATGGACGTTCCACGGGGCAAAACAATGGTATGAAACAAAACAAGAAGCGGAAGAAGCATATAAGGATTTTTGCAAAAAGAATGAAGATATATTGCAAAAAGAAATGGAAATAGAATGGACGTTGACACGATGCAAATAACCCGGATGTTGACCGAACACCCGGAATTGTTTTTACAAGAGGGCGCACGGCGCAAACTGATATGGTTTGCCCAGTATATGCAACCGTCCTTCCAACCAACGCCGTTCCATCGTTCCTATTATGAGGTGTTGGACCGGTTCGCCAAAAGACAGATTAAAAACCTAATTATCCAAGCACCGCCCCAACACGGTAAATCACAAGGTTCGTCGCGTTTCTTACCGGCGCAGATGTTGGGATATTACCCGGACATAAAGATTGCAATTTGTTCGTATGCGGCCACCATCGCAAAGGACTTTAACCGGGATGTTCAAAGACTGATAGATTGCGACGAATACCGCAACATCTTCCCGGAAACAGTATTGAACGGGTCCAACGTGGTAACTGTTGCGAACAATTATTTGCGTAATTCGGACGTGTTCGAAATTGTTGGCCATACCGGTTCGTTGCGTGTGGTTGGCCGTGGCGGTTCGCTGACATCGAAAACCGTGGACGTAATGATTTTCGATGATTTGTATAAAGATTCCCAAGAAGCGAATTCCCCGCAGATACGTGCAACGGCGTGGGATTGGTACACGAAAGTTGCCCGGACCCGTTTACACAATGATTCGCAACAATTAATTGTGTTCACGCGATGGCATCCGGACGATATTATTGGAAAAATCATTGAATCGGAAAAGGTCATATTTGCCGAATCGTGGGCCGACCTTGAAAACGTACCGAACGATACGTGGGTATTGGTCAATTTCGAAGCAATCAAGACGGGACCGCCCACGGAAATAGACAACCGGGAACCGGGCCAACCCTTATGGGAAAAACGGCATTCCTTGGAACGTCTGTTGGCGTTGAAACAATTGGACCCGGTTGGTTTCCAATGTCTGTATCAAGGGGACCCGGGCAATGCGGAAGGTAAATTGTACCAACCGTTCAAGACGTGGGTAGAAAAGGCGGATTGGGGCCAATACATCCGTTCGGGTTGCTATGTGGATGTAGCGGATGAAGGGGACGATTTTTGTTTTGCGGCATCGTATGACATCTACAAATCCGAAAACCAAATTTGGAATGAGCATAACAAGCGGTTCGAACCATTGTTATTTGCGCTAATTACCGACATCGAATATACTGACGAATCCACGGACGTAACAACTGTTACCGTTCCCCGGTTAATCAATGCGAACGGTGTGCAAAAGGCGTGGATTGAATCGAATAACGGCGGTTCCCAATTTGAAAAGAATGTGAAAAAGAAGGTTCGCGCCCTAACGGTCCCGTTCTATCAAGGCCAAAACAAGGAATCCCGGATTGTCACGAACGCCCCGTTTGTCAATCAGCATATCATTATGCCGTTTGGATGGGAAACCCGTTATCCGAAATTCTATAACCATATTACGGCATTCTTGCGCAAGTTCGATGCGAATGCGCACGATGATGATGCGGATGGACTGACCGGAATTTACGAAAAGGAAATTGCAGATGGCAACATTAAACCATACGGAGCCGCAAACCGTGGGGTTCGGGTCCATTAAGGCCGATTTGGGGCGATTTCAGCGACTTTAAGGGAAAATCCAAGGAATTACACATTTTGTAAAAGAAATTCGATTTAAGGCGATTTTTGAAAAAAATAACTATTTTTGCATCGAAAGCGGTCAAGGGTAAACCGTGCAACCATTAACAATTAAACATTTTGCATTATGTCACTTATTTGTCAATGCCCGGCCAACACCGCATTAACGACCATCCCCGCCGTTACTTGCCCGGAAAACTTTGGCCAAATTCAAAAGGTCGCGTTCCAACGTTTGGTTAAGGCCGACGGAACCCGCAACGCGTTTACCGGTCAAGCGGCGGGAACGCCCGCCGTGGATAACATCAAATTGAAGGCCCAATGGACCGCGTTACTGTCGGCGGCAGACGGTTCGAAAATCGTTGTGTCCCCGTACATCAACGCGCCCGCAGATTCCGGCGGCGATGCCCGTATGACATCCGGCGGAAATGACGATTTGGGCGGTATCGCACAAGTGTTGGGCGGCAACCCCGTTCAATTCGATGGCCAACTGCGTTCTGTTCCCCAGTCTGTTATCAAGGTTATGAAGGAACTTATGTGCGAAGCGCAGGCCGGAAACCTTGGCGTTTTCTTGTTCGACGAAAACGGCAAAATCCAAGCGTTGCAGGACCAAACCACCGCCACCACCTATTACCCGATTCCGATTCGTGGCCTTTTCATTGGGTCGCTGATTCACGGGAATTTCGACGCGAAGGATTCCAACGCGATTTCTTGGCAATATCCGGACAATTATTCCGACGATTTGGTTATTGTCACGCCGTCCGACTTTAACCCGCTGACCGATTTGGTCCCCGCATCCTAACAGTATGAACGCCAAGACAACAACGGTAACGTTAGTTGCTAACGGCGTTACCCGGGAATTTGAATTTTCCCACGCTGAAAGACTGTTGCGGATGCCAAACAACGGCGGTTGGCATTTGCCGGAAGAATCGAAATTCGAATTTGGTTTAGAATATGGGTTACGATGTCGGAAAGATAAAAAAGGAAATAGCGGAAAATAAGCGTTCCGCCGTTCTTTCCCGTGCGAAACTGCACCAAATGCGCATCAAGTTTCACACGGTTAAACGGGTAACGTCTTTTAATTCGCCATACATTTCCATTCCGCTAACGCAATTCCTTGCGTTTGTGGAAAATGTCTTGCCGCACGATAAGTTTGTTTTGTTCAAGGCGTTGTTCCGTTATCCCATCAAAACGAATGAGATAACGGATATATGCTTTGACAAGTTAAGCCGCATATTTGACGGTCGCAACCCGGCGTTCAATTACCAATTCGCAAATTCCGCCCAACGTGACGATTGGGAGCAATACCGACAAGAAAAGTTGAACGAACCCGATATATGGGCAACGAAGGGATGGGAGTTTTTCAAAAGCGAAATCAATTCCGTTCTTATCGTTGACGTGGCCCGGGAACAGACAACCGACTTGCCGGAACCGTATTTTTACTGGTTGCCCATTGACGATGTGATTACATACAAGGCCGACCCGACAACGGGCCAAATGGACTTTATTGTTTTCCGTCGGAAGGACGAAATCGTTGTGTTGGACGATGAAACGTTCCGGGTTTGGGACGATAAGAAGCACACGGGCCAGTTGGTCGGTATGCCGAAAATCGAAGCACGGCACGATTTGGGATATACGCCCGCAAGATTCTTTTGGAACGAACCCATTTCGTTGGACGAACCGGATGTGAAAGCGTCCCCGTTGTCCGCCGAACTGGAAAGTTTGGATTGGTTCGAATTCTTCCACATTTCCAAACGCCAATTGGACCTTATGGGTTCATATCCCATTTTGTCCGGCTATGAACAAAGTTGCGACTTTTCGAATGCAGAGAACGGCGATTATTGCGATGGCGGTTTCTTGCGCGACAAACAAGGCCATTACCGGTTGGATATGGCCGGGTTACTGTTGCGTTGCCCGAAATGCGGTAATAAGCGCATTATCGGGGCCGGTTCATTCGTAGAAATCCCGGTCCCCAACGAATCGGAAAACCAACCCGATTTGCGGAACCCCGTTCAAATGCTGACCGTTGACAAAAACGCGCTTGAATACAACGTATCGGAACAAAAGAGGTTGCGCGAAGAAATCATTACGGCGGTTGTCGGCCAAGATGAAATCGTAACGAACCGGGATGCGTTCAACGAGCAACAAGTACAAGCGAATTTCGAAAGCGTTACAACCGTATTGAACCGGGTTAAGAAGGGTTTCGAACTTGCTCAAAAATGGGTGGACGAAACCATTTGCCGGTTGCGCTATGGACGGCGTTTCATTTCCGCCAAAATCAACTATGGGACGGAATTTTACCTTTATTCCGCCGATGAATTGCGCAAGCGTTACAAGGCCGCGAAAGAAGCGGGTGCGTCTGAATCCGAATTGGATATGATGCAAAACCAAATCTTGCAAACCGAATACCGTAATGACCCGGTACAATTGCGCCGTATGTTGGTGTTGGCCGAACTGGAACCGTTCCGCCATCTTTCCCGGCAAGAGGTTTCCGAATTGTTTTCCAAAAATCTTGTTTCCGAAACGGATTTGCGTATAAAATTGAATTTCCCTAATTTTGTACGCAGATTCGAACGCGAAAATACGAACATTTTGGATTTCGGTTCGGAGATTGACTACCGGAAAAAGATTGAAACGATTATGGCCGAATTCCGCCGGTATGCTGACGAACAGAAACCGGACCCGGCCCAAGTATAACCAATTAAACCGTGTGAACGATGATTACAAAAGACGGGCGCGACACCCCAATTGAAAGACTGACACCGGAAAACTACATTGTTCCCAAGGGCGAAGAAATGGCTTACCACGCCGTCATTGAGGTTCGATTGTTCGACCAAAAGACGGGTGTAAGACTATCCAAACCCCGGGTGCAAAAGTTCGGCAAGAAGGTGTTCGAAACCAATGTTGCAGACAGTTTGCGAAAACAAGGTTACGATATTACCATCTTGCACAACCCGAACGATTGGATTCGTGAACAGAAGGCCAACGCCGAAGCAAAGGCCAAGGCGGAAGCGGAAGCAAAGGAAAAGGCCGAAAAGGAAAAGTTCGATGCCGCCGTAGCCGCCGCCGTTGCCAAGGAATTGGCCAAGCGCGAAGCCACAGAAAAGGAACCGGAAAAGAAGCCGGGCCGCGCCAAGAAAGAAACCGAACAAACCAATTAACAAAACGTACTATGCCACAGATTGCACAACAAGACAATTTATTCATTGACGTTACTACGTTGGGAACGTTTTCGGCTGACCAAAAGGCCAAATTGGTCGAATGTTTCAAGGCCGGAACCATCCTTGACGTTGTTCAACGTTCCGCCGCCGGGGTTTCCAAGTGTATTTCCGCGTCTTACGCGGATGTAAGCACAACCCGCACATATACCTTCGTTTTTGGTGGCGCATCGCTCCAAAGCGTTACCGCGACTGAAACCATCGAAGCGTAGCCGCACCGCGTGGCGATTACTGGAAAAGACATTAACCAAAAATTCAAAGGGAAAGAATTATGGCACTAACAAACGAACTGTTGAACGCCAACACCGCATTAGCGGGATTGACTGACGAACAAAAGGCCGCAATCGTCGAAATGTCACGCAATGACGAAACGGCGGTTATCGGCCAAAAGACCGGGGAAATCTATGGCGGTTTGGACGCGGACATTTTGAGCGCGTCCGGAATCGCCAAGAACGGGACCGAAAAGACCTACGATTATGCCAAACGGGTAATTGGCGAAATCAAGGCGCAAGCGGGCAACGCCACCGAATTGCAAAACCAAATTTCCGAACTGACCAAGGAAAAGGCCCGTTTGGAAGGGGTTATCGCAAAGGGCGGCGCGGATGCTGAAACCAAACGTGCATTGGAAAAGGCGCAGACGGATTTGGCGAACGTGACGCGTGATTACGCAGAACTGCAAACCAAGTTCGACACGGCCAAGACAGAACACGAAAAGGCCCTTTTCGGAATCAAGATTGATGGCGAATTTGCGAAAGCGACCGCCGGATTGAAGTTCAAACAAGAAATCCCCGCATCCGTGGTTTCCGTCCTTACCGAACAAGCGATTGCCAAGGTTAAGGCGATGAATCCGGAATACATTGACGATGGCAATGGTGGTAAAGTGTTGGCCTTTATGGAGAACGGCGCACCGCGTCGTAATCCTAACAACAACTTGAATCCGTTCACGGCATCCGAACTGGTTGCAATGGAACTTTCGACAATGGGTGTGTTGGAAACCGGACGCAAACAGACCGGGGCCGGGTCCCAAGGCGGGGACGGCGGCAATGGTTCGGGCGGCGCAATTGCCGACCTTTCGGGCGCACGTACACAAGACGAAGCACACGAAATTCTTGCGAAACAGTTGATGGCACAAGGGAAAATCAACGGTTCCAAGGAATTCGCCGATGCTATGGCGCAAGCGTGGAAGGACAACAAAGATTTCATCAAGACGTTGCCAATCCGCTAAAACAAGTAATCCAACCGGGTAAAGGGTCAATCCGGCATACATTAACAATCTAAACTTTTTACATTATGTCACTTATTGCAACCCGATTGCAGAATTGGCGCGTGGAAAATCCGGAGTTTGACCGGAATATGGCCCGCACGTTGGAATACGGTGCGTTGGATTTCTTCATTGAGCAAACCAACGCCGCCAATTCCATCATTAACCCGAATTTGCGCGACCGTGCTTTTGAAAGCATCGGCAACACCGTACAGATTCCGGTTATCAACTATGACGGCGATGTGACGGTTTCCAACGTCCGTTCGTGCGTCATTGCCGACGATGAAAACACGTCCGCCCTTTACACCGTTAACTGGGTCACGTTGGCCGTCGGTTTCACGATGGTTCCGCAGTTGTACCGGAATAACGAGATTTCCTACGAACACGATTTTGCCCGCAAGATGGAAAAGATTTGCCGCGCCCTTGCAACCGCAATGGATGTTTTGGCAATTTCCGCCCTTGAAGCGAACAAGACCCAAGTGTTCAAGGACCATCTTTATTACACCGTTACGAACAACTCCGTCCAAATCCCGTGGAACGCCCGTATGGAATTCCTTGCGGATATGAACGCGATTATGCGGGCCAATGCCTACCCGGAAATGTTGCACGTCATTGGCGGTGCCGGTTTCGATTCTCTTGTTCGCAAGATGGCGGAACACGATATTTACAACGATGTCAACAAGCGGTTGGAGTATGACAACAAGGTGTTCCATTACACCAACAACATCATCAACGAACAAGGTATTTTTGCGACCGGTTACATCGTGGCAGACGGCAACGTGGGTGTCCTTACCCGTGTTGACCGCGAAGCGTTGGCCCGTACCCGTGCCAATTTCCACGAATGGGATGTTGTGCGTCTGCCGTTCATTGACTTGCCCGTGGGTTCCCATTATTACACGTCCGTCGGTGACACGTCCGGCATCGCCGGGGCCGCTTCCGCCGATATGGTGTGCAATGTCAAGGAATATTTCGGGTTCAGCGTGGACGTTGCTTTCCTCGTTGCGTACAACTCCGACCCGGCCACGGTTGCCAACCCCATCGTGAAGGTCGAATTGGCCGCACCGGGAACCCTTAACCCGTTTGCCACGCCCGTTGAGGTTGTGAACGGAGAGGATAACCCGGTTAACACCAAGGCCATTTCTTAACGGTAAACCTAAACCAAACTGATTGCGGGGACGGGACTACAAACCCCGTCCCCGTTTTCCAATTAAGAACACCCGGATATGATACGATTAAAAGAAATCCAAACGGCGTTGTCGCACGTTGTCGGTTGGCAACAAGATTACAACCCACAGAACCAAATTGATTCCGATTTGTGCGAATCGGAAAGCGGTCTTACATTCCAAGGTGCGCACCCGCTTTGCACATTGGCCAATATCCGGGCGATTATGCCGGACGATTATTTGTATAACTATCCGGATTGGGTTAACAACGTCGCTTATCCAGTTGGGGCCAAGGTAAAGCACGGCGGGACCGTTTGGATGGCAAAGGCCATCAATACCGGGTCGGAACCGGCTTTGAACAATCCCGATTGGGTGCAATTCAATATGGTTTCCGATTTCGTGCGCCAACTGACCGTTAACGGAATCAATACGGCGGTTCAGCAATTCATCCAAGAAAAGCAATTGCAACAAGAAACGCGGAATCTGTTGGAACGTCGCACGTTCTTTGACGGGGCCGCGCGTCTTGCCGCTACGATTGACCCGACCGGAAAGATTGTCGGGTTCGAAATCGTGCCGGTTCGGGCGATGGGAGTGACAACGAAGATTGAACGGATTGGTTTGCAAATGACCGGTGCGACCGGGCGGGTACGTCTGTATCTGTTCCATTCGTCCCAAATCGCCCCGATGCGCACGATTGATTTGGAATTCACGAATAGCAACGGCGGATTCCAATGGTTCAATCTTGCCGAACCGTTATATCTTCCGTATATCCCGGGAGCCGCCGGGGACGGGAACGATGCGGGCGGCGCGTGGTTCCTTTGCTACAACCAAAACGAATTGCCCGCCGGGATGCGGGCATTGAACGTGTCGAAAGACTGGTCCGTTGAACCGTGCCAAACGTGTTTGGGCGGCTCCATCGAATCGTGGCGGCAAATGACGAAGTATTTGCAAGTTTCCCCGTTCGGCATCCGCGCCCCGTTGGACTTTGAGGAATACCCGGAAATGTTCGATATTGCCCAAATCGGTTATACCAATACGATGAACTACGGAATGAACGCAGAAATATCGGTTGGATGCGACATTACCGATTTCATCATTTCCCAACGGTCCATCTTCGCAACCGTAATCCAAAAGCAAGTGGCCGCGAACGTCTTGCGCACCGTGGCGATGAATCCGGATGTCCGGGTTAACCGCAATCAAGTGAATGTTACACGGGACGAACTTTTATACGAACTGGACGGCGCACCGCAAGGACGGCCCACGGGATTGGGGTACGAACTGAAACAAGCGTACAAGGCGTTGGAATTTGATACCCGGGGACTGGACCGGATTTGTCTTAAATGCAACAACCACGGCGTTAAATACCGTACCGTTTAGTTAATTCAACGAGAAATGGCGAATAAGGGCATTTCTTCGCAAAGACGATAAATTACTTATCCGAACGGAGAAATGCCCGTAAAACGCAAAATAAAGGCCAAAACGAGGAAATGGGAATTCTTAATGACTTGCGGATGCGCGTTCAAGGCGTGAACGATGGATTGCAGACCGGCGAATTGGTCCGCAATGTAATGGTGCGCCATCCGGACGATATACTGGACTTGCAGAAAATGCAACTGTTCCAAGGACTGACCGCAAGCGGAAAGGACATTCGCCCGTACTATTCGGAAGATTTGAAACCATCCGGATATTTCCATTCGAAGGATTCCGCCGCCCGGTATTCCGCTTGGAAACTGACCGGAATACGCTACCCGTATCGGGCGAACAGAAACCCGGATGCGCCAAACCTCTATATAAACGGGAAATTCCACGATGAACTTGGCGTACAATTCGCGGCGGACACCGTTGGAATCGTCCCCACAACGCCCTATTCTGCCGGAATTATGGCAAAGTACGGAATCAATACGTTCGGCCTTATGCCGGACAACTGGGCCGTTATATTTGAACAACGTGGCGCATACGCCGAATTGATGAATGAATTAAAAATACGTCTTTATGTCTAACAACGCCCCGACTATACAGAACCCGGTTATGTTGGACCGGATAATTGGCGAAATCCAACTTGGATTGGCCAACAACATAAGTTGGTTGGATGTGGCCTTTGGCCGGTCCCAACGTCTTATCAAGGCGATGGACGGGAAAAAGATAATTACCCCGAACGTCTTTTGTGGCGGATGGAACGGCCACGGGGAAAATGATTACATAGAAGTTTCCCCGGATTCGAAGATTGGGAATTTCTCTTTCTTCGAAATTGAGGACCCGCAGACCATAGACAATGGGCCGTGGGCGCGGTCCATCAAGGCCCCGTTCGGCCTTATCGTTTGGTTTGACTTGACCCGGGTATATAACGAACCGGCCAACCGGAACACGGAATACTTGAAAGCGGAAATCCTACGTCTTTTGTCGGGCCGTTCCGGATGGGCATTGTCGCAAGGCCGCATCTTCATTAACAGAGTTTACGAACGGGCGGAAAACATTTACCGGGGTTATACCCTATCCGAAATTGACAATCAATTTTTGATGCATCCATTCGCCGGTTTCCGGTTCGATGGAATCTTGGAGTTTGACGAACTATGTGTGGAATAATCGAATTCGTGTGTTGGGTTGCGGTTGTCGCATTGACATCCGCATTCCTTTTGGGCCTTGCCGTAAAATGGCAATGGTTGGAATGGTTGCAGATACACGCCCCGAACGCATTCTTTGAAAAGATGTTCAATTGCAAGTTCTGTTGCAGTTGGTGGGTTGGCGTGATTATTTCGTTATCTTTGTGTGTGGCAACTGGCCAATGGGTATTACTGGCCGTGCCGGTTTGTTCAACAGTAATCGCAAGGGAATTATGGTAACGGTCGAAATTGGGAAACACAAAGTGGAAATGTACGATTCAATAGACGAATTGCCGATTGAACGTTCCCACAAATACCAAAAAATGTTGCTGATTGATTCGGGCATTGGGGCCGACATCAAAGCGTTTGACGAACGGATTGAAAAGGCCCGCCGTTTCATTATGGACGGAAAGGCGGATAAGGCCCAACAAGAATTGGATAACTTGCGCCAAACGGTGTTTTTCATCCAAAACGGAATAAACCCCAAACATCGGGCGTTCGCCGCGTTGGTCACGAAGATTGATGGAAAGGAATGCACCGAAATTTCCGACGATGCGTTGGCCCGTGTCACGGAATTGTTGAAGGATGCGCCCGAAAAGGAACTGACCGCCCGATTGGAAGCGGTCAAAAAAAAAATTGACGCGGAATTAAGGTTATATTTCCCGACATCGTTCGCAGATTCGCAGATAAAAGAATACTACGATTTACTGAAACAACGGACAATGGCGGTTTTACAGAACATCATTGCCGGAGTTAGGAACCCGGACGAAACCCCGGAAATCGAAAAGTTAACCACGGCGTTGATAACGTATTCCAATCCGCAGTCATTCGTCGGGCCGGACGGGGCAGAGGTCCAGTTTGACAGACAATTTGAAAACCTTTGTTTGGCATTGTCCGAACAATTGCACGTAAACCCAAAGAAATTTACCGTTTTGGAGTTCTACAACGCGTTCGAATTCGTGAAGGATAGGGCGAAACAGATGGAAAAGGCCCAAAAACGGGCAAATAAGACACGATAACGGAAAAGATAAGTAATTTATCGTCCCGGAAAAGATAAGCCGAAATTCGGGACTTTTAGAAAAATTAACTGATATGGATAACCCGAACCCCATTCGTTATTCGGATTTGATTGCGCCCGATGATTCCATAAAGAATTTGATGGCGCAGTTGGACGAACTGATTGCCAAATACGAATCCGCAAAGACAAAGATACAAGGCGCGGCCCAACAAGCAGCACAAAGTATGGCCAACTTATCCGGGGCCACGGAAGAACAACGGCAACAAATCACGTTGTTAACAACCGCGTCCGACAAACTTACCAAGGCATACAAGGAAAGCGCGGACGCGGAAAGCGAAACATATCGCCGTCGGCAACAAGTGATTACCGCCGTAAAGGAACAACAACGGATTGACAAATTGATTGTCGAAATTAACAATTCCAAAGAGGGTTCCTACAAGCGTCTTTCTGCCCAATATCGGTTAAACAAAATCCGGCTAAACGAAATGACGGCGGAAGAACGGAAAACCGCCGGGGTCGGTAAGGAACTGGAAACGGAAACCCGTTTGATATATGAGGAAATGTCCCGCTTACAACAAGCGACCGGCAAATATACGTTGGAAGTGGGACACTATCAAAACGCATTAAAGGCGTTGCCCGGGCCGATTGGTCAAGTTGTCACGAACTTAACCAATATGCGGTCCAATTTGCATAACATCAGCACGTCCGGGTTGCCAATGGGCGCAAGGGCCGTACAAGGTTTTGCGACGGCATTAAACGGAACGGTCGGAATATTGATGGTATTTGTACGTTACTTGACCGGTTCGGCAAAGACAATGCGCGAATTCGAACAAGCCAACGCCAATTTGTCAACGATATTGGGAACAACCCGGGACGAAATGAAAGCGTTAACCGATTCGGCCTTAATGTTGGGGCGGACAACTGAATATACCGCGTCGCAAGTGGTCCAGTTGCAAACAGAGTTGGCGAAACTTGGATTCGGGCAGGGTTCCATTATGTCAATGCAAAAACCAATTTTGCAATTCGCAACGGCGGTCGGGGCGAATCTTGCGGATGCGGCAAGCGTGGCCGGTTCGACATTACGTGCGTTCAATCTAACCAGTAAGGAAACGGACGAAGTATTGGCAACGTTGGCCGTTGCCACGAATAATTCCGCATTGTCTTTTGAGCGCATACAGAATTCAATCGGTACGGTGTTCCCGGTCGCAAATGCGTTCGGTTTGTCTGTGAAAGATACAACCGCATTGTTGGGTTCATTGGCCAATGCCGGATTCGATGCGTCAAGCGCGGCCACGGCAACACGAAACATTATATTGAAACTGGCCGACGCTAACGGGAAGTTGGCAAAGGCAATGGGCGGACCGGCCAAGAATTTCGACGAAATCATTGACGGCCTTATTAAGTTGCGCAAGGCCGGAACCGACTTGAACACGGCGTTGGAACTGACGGACCGGCGAAGCGTCGCGGCGTTCTCCGCTTTCATATCCGGCGCGGAATCCGCCCGGGAATTGCGGGCATCATTGGAAGATGTGAACGGCGAATTGGAACGCATCGAAAAAGAACGGTTGAATACGGTTGAAGGTTCGACACTTTTGTTAAAATCCGCGTGGGAAGGCCTAACATTGGCGTTCCAAGATTCAAACGGCGCAATCAAAGATACGATTGATTGGTTGACCAAGTTAATACAGAAAACGCAAGAATTGTTGTTCCCACGGGAAACGCGCATATCCGAAACGGCGGAACAATATACGGAAACATTTCAAGAATATTACAAACAATATGGCGCGGACGCGGCCCAAAGTTACATCAATGCGTTTGTTGAACAATTCGAAAGTTCGGCAGAAAAAGCCGGAAAAGATGCCGTTTTCGATGGCGTGTTGAACAAATGGTTGGGATTTGGACAAAAACAACGTATGGCGAAAATTACCGCCGATAATGCAAAGGCGGTACGGCAAGCGGCGGGAATTGTCATTACACAGATACAAAATGATGCGGACGAAGCGGCCCGGCAAGCGCAACAAGCGCAAGAGGAAGCGGAACGCAGACAACAACAGTTGA